CTTGCCGGTGTTGCTGCCGGCGCTGCCGATGAACAGCAGGTGGCGTTCGACCTCGGTGACCGGCCCCTGCATCTGGTTCAAGTTGTTGATCTGTACATAAGGCCACATGGCTTATTTCCTCTTGAGGGCTTGCTTGTTAACGTCCCAGCCGTAATCAATCCCCTGCAGGGCGCGAGCAAACGCGTGCTCACGTTGCTTGGCGTTGGCCCCCAGGAATGGCCTGGCCGGTATCGTGATGGTCCAACTGGTCTTGGCCGCCTCTCCCTTGAGCTTTTTGATGACGACGCTGGCCTGGGCGCTATTGAGGTGCTGCGTTATCCACCCGAGCGACGCTGATACATATGTTCCCTTGCGCTTGCCTGGCCGCCGGTATCCCAGCGCCCGCAGCTTTTTCGCCTGGGCTCGGGTGGCTGGCTTCTCTTTACCCGTTCCTTTGAGCGACTTGATAGCAGTGTTCGCGGTGACCGTTCTGGACGAGCCATTTTGGTGCGCTGCCCCGATCACCCCGGCGTGGATGGGTTTGGCGCCAGTGGTTTTGTAGCGACCTTGGTTAAACCGGATAAACACCTCTGGCCAGGTCGCGCTCGGCTCGTGGATCACCAACAGCTTGCCCAGCCCTTGCAGCATCTTGCGGCGGCCCTTTTTGCGGGGAGCCCAGGCTCTGCCATTCCAGTCCTGTTGCTTGCGGTTGCTGCTTCTGGCCAGCTTTTGGAGCTCTCTGGCCGCGCGCCACACCAGGCGCTGGCGTTTCTTGGGGGGCATCTCCAGCAGCTTGAGCTGCTTGATGAGCGCGGTGCTGTCGGCGTTGACGGTGATCATGTTGACTGGCCCACCAGGTGGTGGCCGCCGGCGATGTTCAAATCGATCTGTTCAGCAACCCAGATTTCATACGGGGCAACGGTCCAGCGCTTGCCTTCCCAATTGATGGGGCCCTTGGGGTGCTCAACTAGGCGCAGCGGCTCGATGAACTCGATCTGGAGCTCCAGGTCTGCCGTCTTCTCGTCGTTCGGGGTGACGGCGTAGATGGGATCGGGCAGTTCAGACTGCTCGCGATACTCATCATGTTCCTGTACCCAGGCGGCGACGGCGGCCAGCACGATGGCCGGATCCAGCTCGCGAAAGGGCAGTTGCTCGATGGTGAACACCGCCAGATAGCTGAGCCTGGCCACATTCACCCCAGTGGGGCCCATGTCTTTGGGCTCCAACTTGATGGTCCCGTTCTCCATCCAGCTATCCAGGTGTTTGTGGCACTTGGCGGGCAGCACCCGCAGCAGCTCGCCGTGCAGCGCTTGCAGGAAATAGCCCTGGGCTTGCTGCTCGTTCATGGCTTCGCTCATATCAGTGACACCCCCGCCCGGTGTTTGCCCTTGATGCTGCGCACCAGCTGCTGACTTTCGGCCAGCAGCTGGGCGCGCTGCTCGGGCGCCCGTTCCACCTGGTTGTTGGCGGCCGGCCGCTCGGTGACGCTGGCGAACTCCGGCAAGATGGCCGCCTTGGCACGGGCAAAGATGGCAGCCAGGTATTGTTCGGTCAGCGCATTGGTGCCGCCCTCCAAGCTGGGGCCCGGCACGGCGGCGGCAGTGGCGTAGCCCTTGGCCTGCAGCGCGGCCTGGTGGCTGGCAAGCTGCAGATTGATTTCAGAGATGGCAGCCAGCAGGGCGGCGCCGGCGGTCTGTTGGTCGAGGTCCGCAGGCAGGGCGCGGCGGCGCTCGAAGTCGGCCACGGCCACATCCGGCCAGAATCCGTCATTGCGGATAGTGGCGGCGCTGTAGTCGATATCCTTGCCTGCAAACATGTCTGGACCCCTGTTGATGCTTGCCAATGTGAACACCACTGCCCCGGTTGTGCGGGTCGCCGATGGCGCGGCGAGAAAAGGTGCACCCCTGTAGCCACGGATCGCAGGATTCGGCGCGGGCCTTGCGGCTGGCCTATCCTCCCCGCCGGGGTGCGACGGCGCGGAGAGTCGTTATTGCTCCGGATTCAGCGCCCGCAGGCGCATGGCAATCTTTTGGCGCAAGGTGCCGACGCCCACCTTGCTGTGCAGCTTGTCGGCCTGGGCCAGCCAGTGGTCGGCTTGCTCCAGGGTGGCGCTGTCCCCCACGGCGCTGGGGCGAGGCTGGCCGTCGTGGTCACGCAGCAGCAGGCAACCGGCCGCTTTGAACCACTTGGCGGTCAGCCGTTCGTTGAGGCGCCAGTCATTGCGCACCTTGTCGAACACCCGGGAGAACCAGGGCTCGACGGCATGCCCCTCGGCCGCTTGCTTCTCTGCCCACTCCAGCACGGTGTCGGCCACGAAGTGGGCCCAGTCCCGCTTGATGTTGGTCGGGGTGCGCTGGCCCTGGGCGATGGCGAGCTCTGCCCAGGCAATGCCGGCGTCGAAGTCGCCGACATCGAAGGCCCAGATGATGAGGCGCTGAAACAGCTCGTTTTGGTAGGGCTGGCCGGACTCATTGACGGCGGCCAGATAGCGCTCCACATAGGGGCGGTATTTGGGCATCAGCTCGTCGCGTTTCATGTTCACCCGGTCCCCAATGCGGGCCAGTTTGCGCAGACGCACGATGTCTTGTTCCAGGGCAATCATCTGTAGGTGCAGGCTGTCCGCCACCGCGCCGGTGGCCATGCCGGAGCTGGCGGTTTGCGCAGCCCCCTGCATGGCTTGGACGCGCTGTTTGTGACGTTGACCGGGTGAACTCATGGCTTAGGCCTCGGGGGCTGCCGGCGCGGCGCCGATCTCGATGTCGGCCTCTTCAAAGCCGCCATAGGCCTTGTGTTCGCCCAGGGCATAGCCTTCCATCCGCCAGTACTGGTTATCGAAGCATTTGTGGTCCTGGTTATCGTCGGCCTTGCGCTTGCGGGTACCGCGCTGGGTGTAGCAGTGCAGGTTATCGAGGGTGGTGACCACCATCCGCTTGCCCGGGAAGAAGGGCGGGATCATCGCCTTGCGGCCGGCGATGGACTTGGCCAGCTGCTGGGCGGCGATCTGCTCACTCGGCTTGGTGGCCTCGCTGTAGAGCTTGGCCTGAGCGGCTGCCACCAGGTCGGTACCGACCAGTACCACCAGACGCGGGTCTTGCTGGAACAGCGGATCGATGGTGGTGTTGATGAGGTCGGAGGCCATTTCGTCCAGGGTCTTGTAATCGCCCTTGCCGTCCGGGTCGAAGTGGATCTTCTTGCCGGCCTCGGCCTTGATGATCTGGCTGCCTTCGTTCCACTCGCGGGCGATCTGGTGCCAACCCTTGTTGACGTCTTCGCCGAGCGGGTTCTTTTCCGGATCGGTGGTATCGGCGGCTTCCACGCCGTTCCAGCCCACCCGAAGCATGTCGAGCGCAAAGGCGGTATTGACGAACTCGCCGACCAGCTTGATGAACTCACCTTCGTTGCCGGCGTTCGCCCAGGTACAGAGCGTGGCCCAATCCAGCGAGGCGCAGGAGTCGGTCTCGGTCAGCTCGTAGGTGTTGCCGTCGACGCCCACCTTGCCCTGGAATCGACCGCCTTTTTTACGGCCGGTATAGATCCTGCCGATGCCGACCTGCACCACCTGGCCCTTGATCTGGTCCACATCCAGACAGGTGATCATGCCGAGGAATTCGACCGAGGCGAGCAGGGCAGAGCGGAGCGTGGTTTCTACCGGGCCGGTGACACTGAACTGCTTGTCCAGTTTGCTGATGTCGATGCCGTAGGCCTTGGCCAGGGCAGCGCAGTATTTGTTCAGGCGCTGTTCGGCTTGAACGGTCAGGGTTTGGCTCACTGGGGGCTCCTTAGCAAACTTGATAGGTGGTGTCGTCACCGCCGAGTGCATCCGGGCGCTGGCCCGGCTTCTCTACGGAGAACTTGTCGATCTGACCCTGCAGCTCGCCAACCTTTTCCGTGAGGCCGGTAATGGACTGCTCCAGCTTGGTGAACTGCTCGGTGCTGATGCCGGTCTTCTCTTCTTTTGCCGGATCAGTCACCTGCTCGGTGGTTTCCGGTTTGGTGTCCAGCTTGGTGCTGAACCCTTCGATCTTGTTACCAAGGCCATTGACGGCACCCAGCAGCAGATCGAACTGTTCTTTGGTCATTTCCTCATCCTCGGGTTGGCGGGGGGTGATGGTGGGTTCTTGCTCGCCATGGTTGACCAGGAAGCTGTAAAGCTTGGCGAGCAGGCCGTCTTCCTTCTCGTGCTTGGGGAGTTTGAACATGGAGAGATCCAGCGGCTCGCTGGCGCCGATCAGGCGTGATTCTCCGTGCTTGGTCTTGAATTGGAGGTGGGTGGTACCCGTGCTGGCAGGTTCATCAGTCACGCCGAGCCCGCGCAGATAGGTGCGACCCAGATCGGCAAACTGCTCTTGCGGCTCAATAGAACAGAATCGGTACTGGTTACGCTGCTGGTTGTAATAGATCAGATCACTGGATGGGCTCAGGATGGCGAACAGCTTGAGCTTGCCATCAACCGCCTCAACCTTGAGTTCCTGCACATAGCCGAAGTTGGCCCAGCGGTCGTGATCTGGCCAAATCAGCGCGGTGTAGTATTCCGGGTCATAGGTCTCGGCCATGTCATTGAGCCAATCTGCGGTGATCTCGCGGCCATCGACGGTAGTTCCCTCGGTGGCAATACAGACCCAGCCAGTTCTCAGGGTTGATGTTTTCATGCCTGCTCCCAATAGATGCGGGCTCAGGCTATCGGGTCGGCAAGGGTGATTCATCCGGTTGTGTTCGGCGCGATTCGGATTTAGTGGGAAATCCGAATTGCTCCGAACATCAGTGGGATAAGAGGGGGGATTGGGCTGGCTATGATGGCGCCATCATTCACAGGATGGAGGCGCCGTGGCCTATCCCGAAGAGATCCGCAATGCCGCGCGGGGACTCTACCTTAAACGATGGACACCCCAGGAAATCAAGGACGAGCTGGGGCTCAACTCTTGTCGGATCATCTACTACTGGGCGGAAAAGCTCGGCTGGCGTGAGCTCTTGACCGAAGAAGCGGTCGAGGATGCCATCGCCCGCCGGGTCAATGTGCTGCTTGATCGCGAGAAGAAAACACCGGGCGAGCAGGAGGAGCTGGACCGTCTTATCGGTCACCATGTGAGCCTCAAAGAGAAGGCCATCAAATGGGCCGAACGCCATCAGGCGCTGGCCGACCGGCGCGAACATGGCGATGAGCCTGCAACCGATGCGCCTCGGCGTAACCGAGGGGGTCAGGAGGGAGGCGGCCGCAAAACCAAGGGCGGCAAGAAGGCCAAGAACGAAGTCAGCCACCTGACAGCCGATGACTTTGCCGAATGGCTGGGTACCCTGTTTGGCTATCAGTTGCGCTGTCGGGAGGCCAAGAACGACCCGGCACTGCCGCGCACCCGCAACATCCTCAAGTCTCGCCAGATCGGCATGACCTACTACTTTGCCGGCGAGGCGCTGGAAGATGCGGTACTGACCGGCGGTAACCAGATATTCTTGTCAGCCACCCGCGCCCAGGCGGAGGTGTTTCGCTCCTATATCTGCAAGATTGCCCAGACCTTCCTCGGCGTCACCCTGACCGGTAACCCCATTGTCCTGTCGAACGGCGCGGAGCTGCACTTCTGCTCTACCAACTCCAACAGCGCCCAGTCCCGCTCGGGTAACGTCTACATCGACGAGTATTTCTGGATCCCCAACTTCGAGAAGCTGTCGGACGTGGCCAGCGCCATGGCAACGCAATCCCGCTGGCGCAAGACCTACTTTTCGACGCCATCGAGCAAGGTTCACGAAGCGTACCGGTTCTGGACGGGGGATCGTTGGAAGGGTCAGCGCCCGAGCCGGGTGGCGATCGACTTCCCGGGTGAAGATGACCTGCGCGACGGAGGCCGTATCTGCCCCGATCGGCAGTGGCGTTACGTCATCACCATTGAGGATGCCATACGCCTCGGCTGCAACCTCATCGACATCGAGGAGCTGAAAGACGAGTACCCGGAGGAGGTGTTCGATCGCCTCTACATGTGCCGGTTTATCGACGACGCCTTGTCGGTGTTCAAGTTCCAAGACATGGAACGGGCAGGGGTAGACCCCAGCCGGTGGGAAGACTACAAGCCCGGGCGGCCTGACCCGTTCGGCCGGCGGGAGGTGTGGATGGGCTACGACCCGAGCCGTACCCGCGACAACGCCACCTTGGTGGTCGTGGCCCCGCCCATGGTCGCAGGCGAGCGTTTCCGGGTGCTGGAAAAGCACTACTGGCGCGGGCTTAACTTCCAGTTTCAGGCGCAGGAGATTGTGCGCATTGCCAAGAAGTTCCGGGTCACCTATCTCGGGGTCGATGTCTCCGGCATTGGCTCAGGGGTCTATGACCTGTTGAAACCGGAGTTCAAAGGGGTGTGCCACCCCATCAACTACAGCATCGAGAGCAAATCGCGGCTGGTACTCAAGATGATCGACGTGGTGGAGGCGAACCGCATTGAGTGGGACAGCTCGGATAGGGACATCCCGCTCGCCTTCCTTGCCATCAAGCGCAGCACCACCGGCGGCGGCCAGATGACGTTCCGCGCCGCTCGGGACAATGTGACCGGACACGCTGACGTGTTTTTTGCCATCGCCCACGCCGTGGCCAACGAGCCGCTCGATACCACCCGAAAACGTCAATCCACCTGGGTAACCAGCAAGAAGGCCGCATGAAAAACGATATCAGTCACATAACCCAAGAGCACTTTGATGGATGGTTAAACACCCTGTTTGGCTATCAGCTGCGCTGTCGGGAGGCCAAAAACGACCCAGCGCTGCCGCGGACCCGCAACATCTTGAAGGCCCATCAGGTTGGCATGTCTTACTACTTCTCCGGCGAGGCGTTGGAGGATGCGGTATTGACTGGAGACAATCAGATCTTTCTTGCTGAAACCCAAGAAATGGCTGATGTGTATCGCTCCTATGTTTGCTTTATTGCCAAGAACTACCTCGGAGTCAACCTGACCGATAGTAACCCCATCGCCCTCTCCAACGGGGCCGAATTGCACTTCCTCTCGCTCGACATGCATACGTTCGCTGGCAGGTTTGGCCATGTGTATGTCGATGAGTATTTCTGGTCTGAAGACTGCGGAAAAATCTTATCTCTTGCCCGTTCCATAGCCATGCATAAGCGCTGGCGCAAAACTTACTTTTCCACAGTATCTGAGCGCCGCGGTACAGCAAGACTGTTCTGGTCTGGTGAAACGTGGCGACAAATGAACCTCACCCATCGACTTAGGAGCGATTTCCCCGGGAATGATGAGTTGCGAGATGGAGGCTGCATCGGTCCAGACAAGCAATGGCGCTACGTCATTACCATTGAGGATGCCATTCGATTGGGCTGCGACCTCATCGACATTGATGAGCTGAAAGACGAATACCCGAAAGATGTGTTCGAGCGCCTCTTTATGTGCAACCTCTATTCACAGGAATAACAATGACCAAACGACAGCAGCCACAGGCCAAGGTGGCCACACCCGCAAAGAGCGCCGTGGCGTTCAGCTTGCCGGAGGCCATCGACCCGACGGCCTGGATGACCGATTACACCGGGGTGTTTTACAACCCTTATGGGGAATACTACCAGCCGCCAATTGACCGCAAGGGGCTGGCCAAAGTGGCTCGAGCGAATGCCCACCACGGGGCCATCCTGATGGCGCGCCGCAACATGGTGGCGGGGCGTTTCACCAACCAGCGCGCAACCATCACGGCGTTCGTGCACAACTACCTGCAGTTCGGGGATGCGGGCCTGCTCAAGCTACGCAATAGCTTTGGCCAGGTGGTGGGGCTGCTGCCTCTTTCCAGCGTCTACCTCCGCCGGCGCGAGGATGGTTGCTTTGTCTACCTGCAGCAGGGCAAGCCGAACCTGATTTACCGGCCTGATGATGTCATCTGGCTGGCCCAGTACGACCCCGAGCAGCAGGTTTATGGCATGCCGGATTACCTGGGCGGCCTGCAGTCGGCCCTGCTCAACCAGGACGCAACCCTGTTTCGGCGCAAATACTTCCTCAATGGTGCCCACATGGGGTTCATCTTCTACGCCACCGACCCGAACATGGACGATGACACCGAAGAAGAAATGAAGCAGATGATCGCCAACTCCAAGGGGGTGGGGAACTTCCGCTCCATGTTCGTGAACATCCCGGATGGCAAACCCGATGGCATCAAGCTGATCCCGGTGGGGGACATCGCGACCAAGGACGAGTTCGCGGCCATCAAGGGGATCACCTCTCAGGACGTACTGACGGCGCACCGTTTCCCGGCGGCGCTGGCTGGCATCATCCCGATCAACGGGGGCGGGCTCGGGGATCCTGAAAAGTACGACTCGACTTATTCCAGGAACGAGGTGCTGCCGCTCTGTGAACTGGTGCAAGACGCCATCAACAGTGCGGGACTCCCTCGCTCCCTCTGGGTTGATTTTCGGGAAACAGTGGGTGCTGCTGTATAAACAAACAGTGTCTGGTGTGGCAAAATACGGGTTTGATTTTATGAGAAAGGGGGCGTGATGCGGGTTTATTGCAAAGTGTGTGGCCAGCGGGGTCGCATTACCAAAACCAACAAGCTGAGCAGCGATGTCTCTGATCTCTATTGTCAGTGCACGGATGCCGAATGTGGCCATAGCTGGGTGGCCACCTTGTCGTTTACCCATACATTGAGCCCATCAGCCAGAACAACAAGCCAGCTGGTGCTCGGGCTGCTCGGGTCACTGACGCCGGAGGGGCGGCAGACCTTGCAGCGGGAGCTCAATCTGGGGCAATGAGCAAGGGGCGCATGAGGCGCCCCTTTGCTTTCCTGCCAATCAACTGCCGCGCTTCGCTTGCCAGCCACTCAAAACGCGGTGACAGACTGCGCTAGTCACCCCCTTTTGTGCGGCGTTTCTGTCTCATCGAGGAAACCTGTTCGATCCACTATTCCTAGCGGGATAATAGAGGCAAGCTGAAAGCAATTCCCTGTTTGCCCAAGGACAGACCTCAAATCCGATTCCATCTCGGCGAGTAGCGTTCCTGACAACCTGTCCGCAAACAGCACCTTCTGATGATAGGTTGAATAGCCGGTGATACAGGTCACCAGATAGGCATTCTCCAGCTTGGCCGGCTTTCCCTGATCAGCTGGCTCTGATGACGGCCTTTCAACCAACTCCATGTCTTTGGCCATGTACGCGACGACATAACCGCCGCCCGGCGTCAGTGCATCCGCCTCGGCCTTCAGGGCATGGATCAGCGCATCCAGCTGCTCGGCGCTCATCCCCTTGGTAATGGCATCCGCCAGCTGCTTTTCGGCGAACTTGGCGATGTAGTGCATGTCACTCATTTAGCACTCCTTTGGGCTGTCATCATTGTGGGGTCGCGACCCAGCCATCCGGGATCGAGGGGGTGCCCTTGGCATTACCTCCCCGTGCTTGTTGCATCTGCATTGCATCCCGGATGCAGTCATGGAGGGAGTTGTGGGAAACGAACCAGTCAGGTTTTTCCCAGCTATCCAGATATCCCTTGGTGCCACCGGAGAGCGCATCGATGTAGGTCCGCACGTCACGCACTTCATGGAAGCGCCAGGGCACCGGTAACCCACAGTCTTCAAACAGGGTGGCCAGGATGGGGGGATCAAAGTCGGTACCACGGGCAAAGAGCTGCGCGCCTTGGACAAATCCAGAGAAGAGGATAAGCGCTTCGCGCACAGACACCGTATTACCTTTGATGATGCTATCGCGGGCTTCCTGGCTGCGGCCGTTCCACCATTTCACCGTACCAGGGTCGACGGTGCGGCCGGCCAGCAGTTGCTGCGTCACATCGAGTTTGAGGTGCAGCGTTGTCTCGCCGTCCACGAACGGGACGCCATTGTCGAACATGAGGCCGAGCTCTTTGAGCCCTTGCGCATACCTGTCAAAGCGCACGGCGGACAGGGTGAGCACCAGGGCTCGCTTGTCCAGGGCCAGCGTTTCGGTATCTACCACAACGGTATTGCCGTTGCGTTGTTTGGCGATGTTATCAGTCATCTTGTTTCCTCTCTGGTTATTGCGGTTCGAGTGACAGCAGCCGATCCGCCACGAATGCGACGGTGTCACCGCCATTTGGTGTCATGGCATCGGCTTTGGCCATCAGGTGAGTGAGCAGCGCTTCTCGATGCTCTGGACGAACGTCGACCAAGCGCGCTCTGGTTGATTCGGCAATCAGGTGGTGCACATCTTGTTTGTGTGTAGGCGAGCGCTGGTCATCAGCTGGCGGCCCGAAAAACTCGGCATTGCTGATCGCCTCTTGGCGGCGCTCGACCGGTGGCAGTGGCCAGGCCTGCAGATCGACGGTATCGCGCAGCCGGTCAAGCTGGGCGCGGGCTGCCTCGGCGTTCCCGTCCCCCAGGGCATTCAGCAGTGCCAGCGCATCCTCGGCGCCGGCGGCCGTCATGCTGGCCAGCCAGGCCGCTGAGTCTCCCGACTCGGCCAGCAAGCCTCGCACATCCTTGAGCTCCGCCTGGCGTTTTGCCTCCCGGCGTCTGGCTTCAGCTTCACTTTGATACGGTGATGGCTCGTTTGGTGATTCGAACGGGTGCCGTTCGGTCACTTTCAACTCACCATCCCGGATGCACACTGACCGGTCCCCCGCCCTAACAATCAAGCCGCGCCTAACCATGGCCACTTCTTCACCACCTAGCCCCAAATGGAATAGATTCTTACCGCTCAATGGATCCTTCTTAGATCCTTTGAGATCGTCGCGTACAGTTGTTGCCAGAGCTCCAAGGGGGAAACCCCCTTCGCTTCGCTCGGTACCCACTAACTCGCTGCGCTCGCCCACAGACCAAAACCCGCTGCCCTGGGCCTCGGTGGTACTCTGTGAACCACATTTACGCAGCACCCATTCCCCCACACGGGTCTGCTGGATGAGGCCGTCAGCGGCCCGCACGCCCACAAGCTTTGTTTGCGGTTCGCCGTACTGATTGGGTTCGGCAAAAGCGGTGCGGTGGATACTCAAGGGGCGTTCATCGCGCCGGCAGCAGGGGCCGCCCATGGCTTGGGTGAAGTTCTTCCAGTCCACCGCGTCGGCATAGCGCCGGCACTCTTCCATGATGGGGCTGGCCAGCGGGGCCACGACAATCCCCTTGGCCTCTTGCAGGCGGCCTGGTAGCCGGCGCAGCTCCCGCCAGATCCCGACCGGCGGCCCTTTCAAGGGTTGGAACTGGCGCAGGCCCCAGAGCGAGGCCCAGGCCCGTACTCGGCGGGCGCCTTCGGTAGCCGCGGTCTCGGCTTCCAGATCGCCTTCGTCGCCGACCCGGTACCCGTCGATGTTCTTGGCGATGTATTTGACGATGTAGCCGACGGCGCCGCCCTTCTCCTTGTCCATGACCTTCCAGTCAAAGCGGGGCGTGATGTCGCTATAGGGCTTTTTGCTCTCCGGGTGGCGTTTGCGTTCCAGGTCGCCTTTGTCATGGCTCAGGGCGTAGCGCTGCAGGATGCCGATCAGCCGGTGCTGATGTTCTGGTTTGACCCAGATCAGCAGGTGCCAGTGGGGCGTGCCATCGTGGTGGGGTTCGACCACCCGAAAGCCGAAATAGTCGATGGGGTCAGCAAAGGGGCGCGGGGTGTTTGCAAGCGCCTGCCGGTAGCGGTCCCAGCCTCCGCCAAGACGCCAGCGGGAGGGGCCATCGATGAGCGGCTGAATTGCCCTAAAGCCTCGGCAGTGAAGGGGCTTGCTGGGCGCTGGCAAACCGGGCGCCCAGGATATATTGCGGTCTAGCGCCGAGCGGCAACGCTCCCACAGCTTGCCGATGTAGTGCTGCGCGTCGCGGGGGGATGAGCCGTCGTGCTTGGGGTTTTCTTCTGTGCTGTCTGGCCCACCGGCTTGGGAGGCTCTGACCGTCTTCCAGGGGTGAAAGCGGCTCGGTGCCGTCCAGGTGAAGAACAGGCCCACGTAACCCATTTCGTCTGCCACGTCAGAGAAGCCGCGCGCCCGGACAATCAGCTCATGGCGGCGGTTCTCCGGGTTGGCGATGGAGGCTTTTACCGCATCTTCCAGGCTGATGGTGATATCGTCCTGGGCGTTATAGGCTTCCATGTCCTTGAGCCAGGCAGCCGCCATCCGCTGGCGCTCGATAAAGGCTTGCAGGCCCTGACTGGACACATAGGCGGATACCCCTTTGCGCACCTTGCCAAGCAGGATGGCGCAGTGCTCGCAATACTGGTCCCAGATCTTGCGCAGGCGCCTGGCCCACCACTTGGGATCGAGCCAGCGAATAAGGTGGTGATGGATGAAGTCGTCGCGGCTTGCGGCCGTTCTGAACCTGGGGAGGCGGGGCAGCATACCCCAGGCGGCCAGCGGTTGGCGGCAGGCATACCACAAGCGCAGCGGCGGCACCTGCTCAGCGCCAAAGTCGGTGATGGCATTACACAACCGGGTTACCCGTTCGGCGTAGTTGACGGCCAGGCGCTCACGACTCTCCTTGGTGCGCAGCGCTTCGAGCGGTTCGGGGATCACGTTCTGCACCTGGCGCAGGGTGGTGATGCGGCTCGATAGCCAGCGGTTGGCGTCGTAACAAATCGCCACCCCTTTGAGCACGTCCGGAGCACGGCGCACGCAGTAGCCCACGAACAACTCGGCGATCAGCTCACCGGGCAGTTGTACCCCTGGCCCGCCGTTCTCGCGCGGGATCGGCCGCTCCAACAGGTCAAGCGCCCAGTCCAGGGCATAGGCACCAGGGATGCCGACAAAATAGCTCTTGATGGCTTCGACCCGGGTATTGATATCGCCGCCGGCGAGCTCCTTGCGACGAGCGGCTGGGAGACGGGATGCGCCAAGGGGATAAAGCGAGACACGACGACACGCCATGATGCGGCGCGCCATGGCTTTGGTGGATGCTGCCAATTTCCAGGCAGCAGGCTGCCTGGGCGGTATGGGTTTAGCGTCGAACAGATCGGGGTGGAGCGACATTAGAATGGTAGGGGCTCGTCACAGCGCAGGTTGGCGAGCTCGAGCTCTGGTCTACGGACGTTGCTGACAGAGACTCTATAAAGGTGCCGATAGAGGCCGCATCGCTGCCGCAGAAGGATGCAAGCGTAGTCCCGACGGTGGCAACTGGATAGCGCCATCCTCAGCTGTTGGCGGCATTGGTTCAATGCGGCCAGGTCGATTTGTGCCGCTGCATTCCAGGCCACGATTTCATCTATAAGCTGTGCCTCACGCTCAGCAAAATCAGGGGTGCTTTTCATTTGAGTGGCCTTCATCAGAGTGGCAGTTGTGGTTCGCTCTGCAGGAGGGCGAGATACCGAGCCTGTATCGCGGCCGTTACGATGGCCTCGGCGCTGGCGCGGCGCTCTTCTCTGCATTCGAACAGCAGGCGACACAGGGCGAACTTGGGCGCCGGCAAGCGGGTCCTTCGCAAGATAAGGAGCTGGCGCTGGTACCGGCGAAGGGTTGCCAGTTTCACCGTGGCGATGGCCAGCAGGGCGGCGATTTCGGCTTCAAGTTCGTTCTCGACTTTGGCCTGTGCGGTGGCAGGTATCAGGGCGCGCTTGCTCATCTGATCACCTCGCCTAGTCCATGCAGGGGGGCGCACTCTTTCCACCAGTCGCCGATTTCGGTAGCAAGCGCGGTTTCCCCCTGGCCGAGTGCCAGCCAGTAAATGGAACGGATCGCCCCAAGGGCCAGAAGCTCATCGACATCTGTTCTGGGGCAGCCGTTGGTTTTTATGTATTCCGCACGGTATGTCAGCCAATTCATGCGCAGACCACTACTCATCGGACCGGATTCGGTGTCTTCATCATCGCCACTGTCATCATCCAGCAACGCGTCTGGGCTACTTGTGGCCACAAGCTGGATCTGAATGTGCTGCGGGCCTGACCATACGCTGCCCAAGCACACTCGATTGTCATTCGCCTGGGCGGCGAACATGTCAGCCAGTAGCCCCTCGATCAGTTTTGGGGCCTGGCGGGCGATCTTGATGGCGTCGCTCATGGTGCTATCTCCTGTTCCTGCTCACGGCGGTGTTGTATCGCTCGTGGGTCATCAGCTGAAATTCCCGGGCGCGCAGTGGCCGAAACAGTCGGTAGCGCAATCCCACGTCGATCACATCCCCTCGGCCGCCGATGAGCTGGCGCGGGCGCTGGCTGGCTAATAAGGCTGCCGCCTTTTCCTGGATCGCGGCCGGTATCCGGCCAATGCATCTGAATCCGTCCATTGCATCCTCCTGGTTGTGTTATCGATGAGCCCCCACGAATAGAGGCTCAGCGATAAGGCCGGCGAACCGGCCTGGTGGTAGTGGTTACTCGACGTGGAAGAGGGGGGACCGCTGGGTTCCGGTCATCAGCCAAAAGGCGTGCTCGGTGAGCTGGTTATGGTTGGCGATTGCCAGAAAGAAGCCGCCACCGATCTCGCGATAGCCGAGCTCGTAGTTTTTCAAGGTGGTCTGGGGCATATCGAGCAGCGCGGCGAACTTGGGGCGGCTCAATGCCAACTTTTCACGCAGCATGCGCAGGCGCTTTCTGGCTTGGTAATTGAGCGGGGTTTCGTTGATTTGAGTTGTTGCGGCCATCAGTTATTACTCCCTTTCTGTGCCTTAAGTGCCTTATTGGCTCTGTTGATGATGGTCTTGAGCATCTTGTGGCGGCTGGGTTGGTAATATTGGAATTTCCCCATGGCAACCAGCACCGCCTCCGCTTGCTCAAGTGCTTGTTGCGGACTCTGACTGAGGGTGCACTCCAGTGATGATTTGGCGTCCTGAACACTGGTGAAGACCAGATCGCTAATGCTCTTCATGCCACCCCCTCGACACGCAACATGCGCAGGCGGTAATTGAGCGGGGATTCGTTGGTTTGAATAGGCATGGTCATGGTTAGGCTCCTTGATGGGCATTGAGGCGATTGATGTGACCAAACAGAGAAGCCCAGACCAGGGCGTTAGCGCGCTGGCTCAGGATCGTCAGGTCGTTTTCCGAGTAGCGGGCAGCAGATGGGCCAGCAATACGGCTGTTCTGGATCTTGCGGTTGCGCAGCGCGCAGGGGATTGCTAAAGTTGCCATGTCAATTTCCGTGATAAGTGATTGATAGGAACCCCGTTAGGCGATTGCAGCGCCGTTGACCGGGGTTTTTTCTTGCCCGCGATTTGCGGTTAGGACTTCTTTCAAGACACTCCTTTTCTGTGCCAGCTCGTCTGTTGGTCGTGTGTTCTCCTCTTTGGTTTTTTCTTCTGGCTGCGGTATCAGCGCATCGCGCCATTCTTCGTAAGCCATGGCTTCTTGGAACAACGATTGATACCCAAGGCGGCGAACGGCTAAACGCAGTGCTTCCCGATCTCCTTTCCCAAGTGGGAATTCGGGTTTTGCCAGTGACATTGGCAATTGGGCGTCATAACAAATGGCGTCGCGCTGGTGTTGATTCAGTCGGCCCCAGTACGTGGCGACCCTCGATTTCGTGCGATAGATGGCGGCATGCATTTCTGCCAGCGCTCTTTCGGCGGCACTCGTTTGTAACGTGTTCATCGTTTCCTCTCCTCACATCGCCAGTGCCGCAAGGGGCGACACCACTTGAAAGCGCTGTTCGACGTCATTGATCAGCAGCGCCACTGAGCCCATCGCTGCGGCGGCAATGCTCATGAAAGAACGGTGCTCGTTGCTGGTGATGCGACCGCGCTCCGTGAGCTCCAGCGTGCGCTGGCCGATGCTCGCGATTTGTGAGTTCAGCTGGATCACCTGGTGTGTCAGAGAGGGCGCCCGCTCTGCATCGGGAATAGCGACAGCAGTCAAGCCGCATTCAAAAAGCAGGGCATCGAGCAACGTCTCGTCTTTGGTCACGTTGTAGAGGGCGATCAGGTCATCACCTGACAGCTTGTGTTTCTGCTGCTGGTTGAACTTGTTGCGCAGCACATGGGCCGACATACCTATGCTGGCGGCCAACTTTTCTACGTTGCGATCCTTCACGAAACCGGTGCAGGCACTGCGGTAGTGGGGGTGTAGGTTTCTGGTGGTATTCGACACTCTGATTTCCCTCCAAAGGTCGTTATGGTTAAGCCGCAAGCCTGAACTGGACCGCGGGGAAAGCACTGGCCATCTGTTTGGCGATGAACACATGTACTTTCACCATGACCAGCTCGTTGCCTCTGGTTTTCTCCATCACATCGAGGCGGCCAGCCTTGACCCATGAACGGGCGGTATCGACCGAGATTCCGATCCACTCGGCAAATTTGGCTATGGGCATGAGCGGCGGGGTGTCTGGCGAAATTACGATATTGATTGCGCTAACCGTGGCAGCTTGGGCAGGAGCTGACGCAGGGCGAATATGGCGTGGTGGCATGGGATGATCCCTTACTGCGCTTGATCTGGCTGGGCTGGCTCGGCTTTTAACTTGCCGCCGGTCAGCACCTCGATCTGGTAGGCACGCCCTTTAGGGATTGTTTCTCCCCAGCAGGACACAGTGGCTTTGTTTATGCCCAGAGCAATGGCCGTTTTTGTTACGCCACCGAAGTAGCTGATAACGTCCTGCTTTCTCATTGTTTGAAACTCCATACCAGTTTGAATCATCTAACTTTCGCTAGGTTAGATCATCCAAACTTACGGAGTCAATAAGTTCTAACCTTATTGGGTTTAAATTTCCAAACATGAAAAATGAGCGCATCAAAGAACTTCGTAAAAAACATGGCCTTACCCAGCAGCAGCTTGGTGAGAAAATTGGTGCTAGAAAGGCATCTGTCTCGCAGTGGGAGACCGGTGATGTGTCGCCTAGTGCTGATTATCTCGTCGCTTTGGCAAGGGTGTTCGGTGTGTCTGCCCACTGGCTTTCAACTGGAAAAGGCTCGCCAGAGCTCTCCAATGTCGAGCCGGCGGTGATCCCGCAAGGAAATCGAGTCCCGATTCTCAGCTATGTTCAGGCTGGCCACTGGCGTGGGATGTGTGAACAGGCAACAGGCTTTGATGGCAATGTTGAGTATGTGGCGGCCAGTGTTGATATCGGCCCTTGTGGGTTTGGTCTTTGGTTACGCGGCAACTCCATGACTCCATTTTTCAATGAAGGGGATCTGGTGATCGTTGATCCTGATGAGCAGCCACGCCCTGGCGACTACGTGGTAGCCAAGAACGGCAGTGAAGAAGCCACGTTCAAGAAGTATCGCCCTCGTGGTATTGATGAGAACGGGCAAGAGGTATTTGAGCTGGTACCGCTCAATGATGATTACCCCACCATGCACTCCGACCGTCAACATATTGAGATAATCGGAGTGATGGTTGAACATCGGAGCTTTAGGAAAAGATAGAGGTGTGTCTAACTTTTTCTGCTGTTATTAGGGGGCATTCGTGGGTTATTGGTTAGCGTTTATTATTGTATTGCTGCTAGTTTTTCTTGTTTACGTTGTTATTGGTTCTGCTCGCGTTTTGCTTCTTTCACCAGAAGAACGTCAGAAAAGAATAGATGAGCTGAGGGCCAAGCAGGCCGCGCTGAAAACGACTCAGCGTACGAATGAGAGCAATGACGAACACCGCCACTATCCTCATAGCTATTCAGGGCGACCAACTAATAATCTTAGAAAATTTGAAAATGACCTGACAACTATGTGGGCTGGCGATACAAAGCCTGTCGAGTTCACTTATGTTGCTAGCGATGGTGATAGAACCAGAAGAACGGTCAAGGTAGATGAGGTTTCTTTTAATTCCAAAGGTCAGTTTTACCTGAGTGGTATTTGCCTTGTTCGTAATGATCGCCGCACTTTCAAAGTGGATAATATTGAAACCAAATTAAAGGTTGGCTCTAAGAGATACGATTTTGAAGAATGGTGTGTTGAGATGCTAGATATCCTTCCCTCCGAGGGATTTCCGCAAGCTTATTTCGATGCTAGGTCATGACAGTCAGAAAGCTGGATGACGGCAAGCCCAAGTTCTGGCTTGCCGAAGTATATCCCCAAGGGCGTGATGGTCCTCGTAAGCGCAAGCGCTTTGCCACTAAGGGCGAAGCCTTGGCATGGGAAAAGCACATGCTTGCCCAGCCTTGGCAACAGCCAGAGACGGGTAATGTTGATGAACGGCGGCTGAGTGACTTGGTGGCGCTTTGGTATGGTCGCCATGGTCAGACCCTGACCGACGGTGACCGCCGCCGTGACAAGCTGAACTGGCTAGCTGAGGCGCTTGGCAATCCGCTGGCGACCGAGTTCACGGCCCAGCAATTTGCGGCTTACCGCGAGCGGCGACTGGCAGGCGAACTTTATGTGCCTGGTCAGCGTAAGCAAGTATCCCCGACCACCATCAACCGAGAACTGCTCTACCTGCAGGCGGTGTTCAATGAACTCGGTCGCCTGGGTGAGTGGGCCCACGGCAATCCACTCGAAGTGCTGCGCCAGTACAAGGTGCAAGAATCCGAGCTGGCGTTCCTGAATCAGGATGAAGTCGAGCAATTGCTGGCGGCCTGCGTTGGTCTGAAAGACTTGTGGCTGATTGTTATGTTGTGCCTCTCTACCGGCGCCCGTTGGTCGGAGATAGAAAAGTTGACTCGATCACAAGTGGGTATCGGCCGGTTGACCTTCACCCGCACCAAGGGCAAAAAGAATCGCTCCGTTCCGGTGGCCGGCTGGCTGTTGGCATTGCTGCCCAAGCGCACCGGCAGATTATTCGGCGACTGTTATGCCGAGTTCGAGAAAGCGATACGGCGGGCCGAGATTGAATTGCCTGCGGGCCAGAGCACCCACGTGCTGCGCCATACCTTCGCTAGCCACTTCATGATGGCGGGGGGCAACATCTTGGTACTGCAACGCATCCTTGGCCACACCGATATCAAGATGACCATGAGATATGCTCACTTCGCCCCTGACCACCTCGAAGATGCGGTCAAACTCAACCCGATCACCGCGCTGAAAAATGGCGGCAAAGTGGCGGCAGCGCTCACCAGCGATGCCTAA